CTGACAATTCCTTGTTCTCTTAAGCATTTGTGCCTACATTAAAAAAGCAAGGACATAAGCCCTTGCTTGCTGAGAACGATATGAGGCGGGGGTGGTGCCCCGCCTTTTATTTTGCCTCAAGCCTTAGCATAAGGCACGCCGCGATACACCAGAGAAGCTTTCTGTGCAGCAGCAATACGCGCAGCCTTATTCAGACGCGCTTGAATCAAAGCGAGAACGTTCATGATGGTACTCCATGAGCCAGGCCCCGTTGCATGCCTGGTGATCATGCATCCCTGATCGTTCAGGGACCAACGTGCTTTTATGCTAGCAATGCCTCCGGCGGGATTTGAACCCACACGACCATAATGGTCAGCAGATTTTAAGTCTGCAATGTCTACCAAGTTCCATCACAGAGGCAGTCAATGGAGTTGTCCCGCATTAGGGACTCAACAGGTGCGGCCTGTGCTCCATTGCTTCATCGCAAGTGCCTTCAACTTCACTTACGAAATGTGATTCAAAGCTTCCACCCCTTGAATCGTTTTACCATTGGCCAATGGGCTCCTGCAGGAAGCTCATAAATCTTAGCAGAACTCAGTCCAATACACGGCTGCTCCAGCCAAGAAAAGCTGTTGATTTCTGAATCTCGCCTCCTTCCATCGCACCCTCTCTTCGTAATGGCGCCCATTGAGGCTGTAGAGCAGCTTCACCATGACTCAAACCTCATACATGCGGCATTCAACGCAGAAGGGGTTGTGATGACAGAATTTCTCCCAGAACCGCTCCCTGGTGTCGCCTGTGATGGCATAGTATTTTGCGACGGCTCGTTTGTAGTCTTCAAATGCTTCGTCAAGCTCTTCGCATTCCCTTCCCCATAGCTCTTCAATTTCTTGCATCACATACGCAGCTTCAATGGCATCATCAAAAGCCCTTTCAGCTTCAGCAGAAAAAGACATGACAATGGAAGGGGAAGGTTTATTTTAGTTTAACCCTCAAGATTTTCCATTGCTTTTGCAATTTTGCGAGCTTCTTGCAACTTGGGCAACAATCTAGGCTTATAGGCATGCTCTGCTGCCAGTAATTGCAACGCAGTTTGGCGATCTGCAGTTAGTAAAGCCACTAGAAAAATTACTTCCTTGGCAGTGAGTTCTACGGTTAACATTGTCTTGAAACAAGAATAAACTTTCTATATGCTATTCGCGATTAACGAATGAGACTATTGAGCCAATCAATGTCATTATCTTTTGACGCTTCAAGGATGGCGCCTGCCAATGCAAAGGCATAGTCATCGACGCCTGTTTCTTTACCACCAGTCACTGCCCATTGACCACTTTGTCTATAAATGACGCTTAAGTTTTTAAGTTGAAGCACGGCTTTCTTATGCGGATACATTTCAATGAGGCCAGCATTAAATAGTTCTTTCATTTTGCTGAATGCCTTCATTTTTGTGCTGACTGACCAGGCAAGTTCGCAAATCGGAAAATCTTTCGCGAGGCTTTGGATTGTGGCAGAACTGTTGAATTGGTCAAGGACAATGGATTGAAATTCGTAAATGCGATGATGCTCTTTAATCCAATCTTCAACCTTGGCAATATTCACTTCTTTTTTGCCAGCAATCTCAAAATCTGGTTCAAAGGCATGGAATTTATCAACAACTAAACGCTCGCCTTCGTAATGAACAATGCATGCCGTGTAATCATCTCGTCCAACACCACCACGGGCAGGGTCAAGAGCAAGGATGTAAGTGCCCATGTACTCTCTTAATGGCACCATAATACCTCTTTCTTTATTCACTGCTGCGTCAACAATTTCTGGCGCCAATAGGGAGGACTGACTTTTTGCGAATTGCGCTCCAAATTCCACCCAGAAGCTCTCTTCATCTTTCTTTCTGGCGTTCTCAAGGAAATCACATCCCCATGGCAAATTGACATTAATCTCCCATGTTGGGATTTGCAGTGCTTGCATGCCAGGAAATTCGTTGCTTTCGGCTTGCTTGAAATGCTCATAAAAAAGGCCATCAGTTAACCAAGGGGAAGACAATTCAATGATTTTTCCATGGCGACCAAACTGAGCAATGGAAGGAGAAAGTGCGTTGTACATAGCTTCTGCGCCACGGTTTGCATCGCCTTCAATTGAGAATGCAAGCTCGTCTTGGATGATGGCAACAACTGCTTTACCACGAGAAGCGCGGGCTGATGCGGGAATTGCTTGGAACACACAGCCATTACTGATTTCAATTTCAAATGCAGTTTCTCGCGTGACTTCCTGTTCAAACGGACTGTTAATGATTAGTTGCCTGATGTTTTCAAGTGCAATTTTTGACTGCCCTAAATCGTTTGCAACAGTAATAATGTACCATTTCTCTCCCTTTCTTACTTTACGCTGAAAGAAATCTGCTTGCACAAAACACATGTAAGTGGCAGCAACTGCGGCCATGAAGGTTTTTCCTGAGCGTCGTCCCATTGCCCAAATGGCATGGTTTATTTTCTTCTCAAATAAACCGTTGAGAATTTGCTCTTGCCTTGGCCATAAAGTGACGCCAAGAGCATGCTTGGCAAATTCAGAACATCTCAGGGCCATGGTCTAATGTATCAAGAGGACGAAGAAATTCTTTAGGAACGAAATAAGCAGGACGACCGCGAGCAGGATCTGCCCAGTATTTCTCTTCCATCGCTTCCCTTCCATAGCACCAGCCATGGATGAGCGTGGTTTTATCTTCAATAGTAACGAGAACGAAGCGCTTTTCGGGATCTTCGTTTTTCTGTACGATCAAATCGTACTTATGCTTACTCCTGGTCTTCACGTCAATTTTGCCAGGAAGATCGGAACTTCCCCGATTTGCTTCTGTTTCTTGATACAAAAAATCTTTAAGACCGAGATGAGAGGCGACTGCCATTTCTCCTGCGGCACCGAGGAGATGAATTTCAAGCGCTTTGTTGCCGCGCCATGCGCCACGATTGCGACCACGCAGCCCTTTCGCTTCGTTGACGGACTGCCTCCTCATCCCCTCTTCCATCGCTTCCTGTCTTTCCTGCTCGGAGAACGTGAAATTAATGGGCATAGTCAAAGGAACAACATTTGCATCATAGCCACGTTTAGAATGAAAGCAAGTTTAACATCCAGATAAAATGGCCGAGGAATCAATTGAATTGGGTCATGTTGTTGAAAATGGTGTACGAAATGATGGGCTTAGCAATGTCTTTACTGGCATGGGGGTTAGTGGACGAGATAAAAGTCTCTCTACTCAGACTGAGCCTATTGTTTTCCTGACGCAGGAAGAACTTGAAGGGCTTTATGGCGAATGGCTGCCGCGTCGCATTGTTGACATTTATGCAGAACAAGCAACACGACGTGGTTTTAAAGTGTTGTTTGGCGGAGAAGGCGCTGCTGCTGAGGAAGTTGCGGGTATTGAACAGACGGTTGAGGATCTTTATATCCTTGAGAATTTCATGCTGGCGTCGAAAAACTCCAGGCTTTATGGCGGCAGCGTGATTTTGCTTTATATCGATGATGGACGAAGGGCAGATCAACCAGTCAACAAAAGCAATATTCGTTCGATTGAAGGAATGGAAGTATTGGACAGGTGGCAGATTGCTCCTGTTATTAATGAAGAAAATTTATATGACTATTCCAAAGCAACATATTATCAGATCATCTCCGGTGATTTAATCAATAAGCCACAATTGGTTCGCATTCACAAAGATCGCATTTTGCGTTTCGATGGAGACTGGCTTCCTTATCGCATTCGCCAAAGGAACTATGGATGGGGAATGAGCAGTCTGCAAACTGTTTACGACAGCTTTAAGCATTACTGGACTGGCCTACATTCCACTGCCACGCTAATGAGCGAATTTGATATTTTCGTTCATAAGATTAAGGGCTTGTCGCAAATGCTTGCCGCTGGCAAGGAAGGAGATGTGAGGAATCGTCTCATTCTTAATGACATGAGCAAGAGCGTTTATCGCGGCTATGCAATTGACGCTGATAAGGAAGAGCTTGAATTTCTTAGTCGTAATTTTGGCGGCATTGGAGAAATCTTAGAGAAACTTCGCATTGACATTATTGGCGCTTCCAAGATTCCTCATACAGTATTGTTTGGCGAAAGCCCTAGCGGACTTGGCTCCACGGGGCGCAGCGAAGAGCGAGATTTCGCAAAGACCTTAGCAGACTACCAACAAGCCTCTTTCCATCGTCCTCTCAAGAAACTGATGGAATACATCATGTTGAGTTCTGACGGCCCGACGAAAGGACGAGTGCCGAATTCATGGCGCGTCCATTTCAATGATTTGTTCGAGTTGAATGAGCGCGAGAAAGCCGACGTGAGGGCTCGCGTGGCGGCTGTAGACGGGCGCTACATCCAGTTAGGAGTATTGCATCCGAAGGAGGTGGCAGAAGCCCGTTACGGCGGCTCTGAATGGAGCATGGAACTCACTCTTGATCCATCGCTCCCCCGCGAACTGCCTACTCAAGAAGGGGGTGGTTCCACTCAAGAAGGGGGTGGCGCCACTCAAGAAGGGGGTGGTGCCACTCAAAACGGGGGTGGGAAGCTTGCCGTGCCTCCTGGCGGCAGGGATCCTCTCAATGAAGAAAATGGCACATTGCCAATGGACGGCACTAGGGAAGTTGCTGATGCTCAAGCGGGATTGTTCTTAGAACGCGATCTTGAAGCCAAGCGAGGCGACGTTGTCTTTACTGATAAAGAGCTTCATAATCGTGCCGTTGCTTCAGCGAAAAGCAAATTCAATGTTTGGCCTTCTGCTTACGCCAGTGGTTATGTAGTGCAGCAATACAAGAGCATGTACAGGAAAAAGCATGGTTCGTTGTCTGGCGCTTTCAAGAACGACGAAGGCGAAATTCATGCCGATGATCTTGAAAAATGGTTCAAGGAGAAGTGGGTGAGGATTGGCGCCAATGGCGAAATCCTTGGTCCTTGCGGTGGACGCAGCGAAAAAGAAGGCAAGCCTAAGTGCTTACCAGAAGCAAAAGCCAAAAACATGAGCAAGGAAGAAAGGGCAACCATCGTGGCCCGTAAGCGGCGTAAGGATCCTGATGCTGAACGTAAAGGCAAAGCAAAAATGGTTAGCAGTAAAGTTGAAGACGCCATTGATCCCGTGAAACCCGAGGGAATGATCCTTGGCGATATTGACGAAGCTTCCTTCATCTCAGAAGCCGACATTGAAGAAGCCTTGAGTCAATGGAAAGAGGAAGCTCCTGACCGTTTCAAGGACATGCTTGAGGCTGATGATGCTGAATGACCTGTCGTCGTTATCCGATACGATCCTGGCTGAAAGGCTTGATGCGGAATGGTCTTTTGATCGTGGTACTGGTAGGTATCGCGACAAGCGAGGACGGTTCCTTAGCCGCAAAGCGGTTCAGGCGATTGTTGATAAGCGGATCGAAAAGCTTGCAACGAAACTACGTCGTTACACACAAATGCTAAGCGACGGCAATCTTACGCTTGATCAATGGCAAGCAAGCGTCAGAGAGGCCATTAAAGCTGCCCATATTCAAAATGCCATCATCGGCAAAGGCGGCAGAGATAACATGACTGCAAGTGACTATGGTAAAGTTGGTCAGCGCTTGAGACAAGAATATGCCTATCTCCAAGGTTTTGCGTCTGACTTATTGGAGCAGCGAGTTTCGCTTCCCATGGCTTCGGCTCGCATTGGCCTTTATGCCGAAAGCTCCCGTGGTTCTTATTGGCAAGGCACTGAACTGCGGCAACAGGAGCAAGGATATTCGTTGATGCGGCGCATTTTGGATCCACAGGCTCAGCATTGCGATGATTGCGTTCGTTATGCACGCGCTGGTCTTGTCGCAATTGGTTCTCTTCCATTGCCTGGTCAACGCTGCGAATGCCGAGCAAGATGCCGTTGTTCCGTGGAATACATGAGGCAGCAAGCTCCTTCTGTGCCTGCATAAAAAACGCCACTAACATAAGGCAAGCATTCTTTCTTCTAGTGGCACGTATTTTGTATTGCGGTGATGCGTTTGTAGAAACAGGCTTTGGTCGCGTCGCAAGTCAGCTCCTGCCAAGACTTGCTGAAAAGCATGACGTGCATGTGCTGGCAGTGAATTATTGGGGCGATTACAACGAAGAGGCTCGTAAATACAAAGTTTATCCCGCTGGCATTCACGGCAATGATCCCTTTGGCGGTCATCGCATTGCTTCTATCGTCAGGCAAATCAAGCCTGATCTGATTTGGAGCACCAATGATCTGTGGATCAACATTGGCCTTTGGAATCAGATCAAAGATCTCCGCGATGAAGTCGGATTCAAGTTTTATTCATATTGCCCCATTGATTCCTACGGCATCTTCCCTGAGACGATGCCTCCGACCAACGACTGGGATGGTTTTGGCGTTTACACGGAATTTGGAGCAGAGGAAGTCAGGAAAGCTGGCTATCAAGGCGAGGTTGACATCATTCCTCATGGCGTAGACACCAGTCAATTCTTCCCATTGGACAAGCTTGAATGTCGTAAGAAGCTTGGTGTCCCTGAGGACGTGTTTATCGTTTTCAATGGCAATCGCAATCAGCCTCGCAAGCGCATCGATCTTACGATCAAGGCTTTCATTCGTTTCGCGAAAGACAAGCCTGATGCTCGCTTGTGGATGAACATGGGGCAGAAAGATATGGGATGGGATTTGATTCCTTTATTTAAGCGCGTTGCTCGCGATGAAGGCTACGACGCAACTGGCAAATTGATTCTTACGAGTCCCAATTTTGACGTTAATAATTGCCTCACCATTGAACAACTCAATCAGGTTTATGCTGCCTCTG